GCTACCGCTATTAAAATTTGTAACTCCCTTATTAGGACCTATAGCAAAACTACAGGACATAATCATCGGCTAACGCCGAATCAAATGCTACCTACTTAAGGGGTGACATATTTTATTCGGCGGTCAGCCAGGTCGCTTGCAATGCAAACGCCGTTCTCGGCTACAGAGAACAATTTTATTTTATTTATACTTTTAAAGTCAGTATAGACTATGGAGATGGTGGACTTGCCTCATAATACATACGTGGTAAACCAGTGAAGAAATACACTTGAAAATCTTCACCGGCTGCAACATGATAATCCACACTTGATATACCTGATGAATATAGATTGGCTTCCATTTTCCAATTTGGGCTCCAGTTACTAGTCAAGCTACTAGTATAGTCAATTAATTTACCTGGTGTAAAACGATATTGAGAATAATAAGGAACTTCAAATTCTACTGCACTATTAATACTATCAGTTGCGTACAACATTCCGTTAACACCAGTGGTCGACATGTTGCCTGCAATAACAAAACTACTAATAAGCTCATCATAACCTTGACTTCCATATGTAGTTAGCTCCCGTTCGTAGGAAGCTACACCAGGTGGATATACACCTTCACGTGATATATAAATACGAGAAGAATGATTCTGAGGAGTATCTTGGTTACATTTATCAAACAGCAATTTGTACCTAATACTGCCTCTCCACCCAGAAAAAGCGACTGTAACCCAATGCAACATGACAGTATTCACATAATTATACGGAGTAGCACCACCACGGGTGTCTACTGCACCACTAACACGTCCTCGATAAAATGGGAACATATTTTTAGTTACGCTAACTCGCGTGTAATTAGTCACAGTGTTAGGAGTTGTCTTTTCTCGCCGCCACAAATTGTATCGTTTAAGCAATGTACGAAAAGACACTATGGTTTCACCTGCAAACACTTTATTAATTTGTTGTGTATTTTGTATACCTGGACCAAGAATATCACTCATTGATTGCTCAGGAGCTGAAGGTTCTTCAGTATCCTGCGATTCAGGAACTATTTCATTCCCACTCTGCGGCTCAATTCCGCTCTGTGGCTTAAGAACAAATTTCTGAAAGTGATCGTCAGGAACAAAAACTTCAAAATCATCTCCTGCGGAAATGTACACATTAACCTCAATGTCGTTAGCTACAGTACTATTGGGCGTAGTCAATTCATTGACAATATATACCCCAACAACTCCATTACCATAAGGTCGGTATGGCAAAGGTAAAATATTATGCTGATCATTAACGGGATCCTCACCTGGTAAAGCATGTTGTAATAACGTTGTTGCTTGTCCATTGCCAATCTCAATTGTAAAATCTTGAGTATCTGCAATATCAACAATCTCAATGTAGTTAGTATTATACTCGTTCGATTCTAAAAACAACGGGTCATACACAAACTTAAGTCTTCCTTTGTGAAAAGCGGAACAAACAATCTGAAATCTAAATTTCAATGTCCCTGTCCAATATTCAAAAGGCAAAGCTGCCATCGCTGTGGCAGGAAAGTGATAAGCTGGGTTAGAAGCTCCAGATGTGACCCATTGTACGGGATCTACTCTAGCATTCCAAAGTAATGTTTCAGGTGCAGTACCCATTTCCCAATTAAATTTAGTCAAATAGGATTCGCGAGATGCAATATTCTGAATTGACATAGGATCTTCTGGTCCAAGACCAGCAATACCTGGGTCAATAGTTAACTCTTGCTTTTCATCTACCGTAAGCTTAATAGCTGTATCTGGTGTATTAGTTGTTGCCAACTGAGATGTTGGTGTTGGTCTATATGGCTCCGGATTTTTTGTGATAGGAGGTCTACTATATCCAAGTGCTTTTGCAGCATTACCAACTGCGCCGGCAACTTTAGAAGTTGCCATTGCAAAAGGTGCAATTTGAGGTATTACACTCAATGCATTCGCTGCCTTGACTATAGAAGTTGCAGGTCCAGACACCATACCGGTTAAATTAGCCTCGTCTATCTCTCTTCCTGCGGTGGCTGCACCTCCATCTTGTCGGGCATAACTACTCTTCTTACCTCCTTGTGAGGACTTAGACATTGTATTCTTCTTGCCCTTAGGTTCCATACCAGATTGAGGAGTCAACGTTGGAGCATCAACAGAAGTGAGAACATTTAGTTGCACATCCTCAGCCCATGCAAAGATGGATACGGTACATTTATCTCCCGCCCCATTAGCATGTTTCAAAGCATTAATCGTGCGAACATAAATTCGTCCAAGATTACGATAATTGCCAAAGGGAATGGAGGAATTGTTAAAATGATTAAAATAAGGCAAACACAACTCACCTCCTGTAGACGTGGTAGGGTCAACAAAAACATGTGGACACTGTGACAATTGGACCAAATCTTGTGGTATAAGTGATGTAAAAGTAGACATTTTATCAAAAGTATCCAGAGGAAGATAACCAACCATGGCACGACCATATTGGAACCCATTACCATTAATCACAATCTTTAAGCGTAACTTTGCACGCAGCAAATTATAATTTGTCATCCTGTTAATTACACGAGGATTTCCAAAATACAACTCCCACGGATCAAAATCATAACCCAAAGTGGTGCCTGTGCCCCATTCCTGAGTACTAATTTTTAAAGGACGTGAAAAGAAATTATCTAAAGTTGCATCGTCAGTATCCTGTATACCTCTCGTAGGGTCATCTACATAATCCACCCCATAAACATAAGAGGGGTTTTGGTCACGGAAAAGAATATTCTGTTCTGTGGAAAGTGTGGAACCTTCCATTACAGTGGTACCTTCCGGACCAGATTGCGGTTTAAATTTTAATTTCAATGTAGAATTAGAATTTTCAGACGCTGCTGACTGTATCTCCGATACAGATTTGTTGTGCACGTTTGTTTCTCCAGGACCAAAACTTATGTTGGCTTGTGCATCCTGGCATAATCTAGTAAATTTAAAAATATTACCAATCCATTTATTTATTTACATACCATTGAGTGGATTGACTCATATGGTACGACATATTTACAAGTGAGCACGGTGAACTCGAACTAAACTCCCCAGTAGGGACCGTTA